TTGACACCCGCCTTGGAGTTGGCGGCCTCGTAGCGGCCGGACATCAGGCGGCCAGGGGGGTAATCGCCATGGTCAGCGAGGTGAGCGTGAGGGTGTCAGACAGATTGATGGTCTTCGATGCCGACAGGGCGCCGGTGGCGATCAAGTTGCCTGCGGACACGTTGTCCCACACGGACAGGTGGCTGATGGTCTCGGTGGACACCCCGACGAACGCGGCGAGGCTCGACAGGGTCATGGACCCTGCGGACGCGGCATTCATGGTGAGGGCGTTACGAGTGGTGAGCGCCGCTGCGTTCGCGGTGCCTGCCGCTCCGGGGTCGCCGATGTGCAGCTTCACAAACAGGGTAGCGACCGAGTAGCTGGTGCCCCGTAGAGCATTCAACCAACTGTTCGCGGTGGCGGACGCCACGCCGACGGTCATGTCACGCCTTCTTGGTCTTGGAGGCCGGCGTCACTACGGCGTCGGCGGTCACAGTGATGACGGGCGCGACCGGCTGCTCCGGCTCCGGCTCCGGCTCCGGCTCCGGCTCCGGCTCCGGCTCCGGCTCGGCCGGCGGGTCGTTGAGAACGATCGGCTCCTGGACGATGACGTCCGGGACGTCTTCGGCGTTGGTGGCGCCGCCGTGGTTGGTGATCTTCGGCACGTGGTGCCTCCCTTTCGCTTGGTAGGTGCTGCTGTTCCGCCGATATGCCGCGGGTCAGAACGCGGCGCGGCTGGCGTAGATGCCCGCCGCGTACACCTTGGCGATCATGTCGTGACCGGCCTGCGAGGGGTGCGCGTTGTCGCTATACATCATGATGTCGCTGTTCCCGACGCCGGTCGTAGCGCCCGCATAGCCAGTGCCCGACCAGAGGGCATACGGCGAGATCAGGCTCACGTAGGGCACCCCGGCCGCCGCTGCCGCTGCCGCCAGGGCAGGCTCACGCGCCAATCGGGATGCGACGTCACCGCCACCCTTCGCCGCTGTACCCAGCACCCACACGTCCTTCACGGTCGGGAGCGCCTTGACGATGGGTACCAGCAGCGCCAACTCAGCTGCGATCGCGGCAGTCGACGACCCGTTGTCGTTGACCGACAGTTGGATGGCTGCAGCCGTAGCACCCACGGCAGACCAGTCGGCGGCACGGCTGCGGTAGGTCGCGCCAGCGAGAAGGCCCGTGCTCCCCACGCTCAGGGACTTGATGGCGGTGTAGCCGAGCATCTGGCCCATCGTGTGCGCGTAGCAGTTGAATCCCGCGCTACTGCCCGTGCCGTTGCCGTAGGAGTCGCCGATGACCAGCAGCCGCTCGGTCGGGACGGGCGTGGGCACGACAGTGTCGGTCGGGCCGGTGTTGACACCCCAGAACGGGACCGCAAGGTCGATTCGGATGCGCCGCCAGCCCGCAGACCCGAAGGTCACCGGCCGCAGGTGGATCGCACCGTCCTGCGTCGCATCCGAGGTGTAGGGCGTTTCAGCAGGCTGACCGTCCACCCAGACGCGAGTGCACAGGTTGCCGACGCCCTGGTAGCCGTACTCAAACTTCGTCCCGTAATAGTCGAACTCGACGCAGTAGTTGGGGCTGACGCTGGTCGGGAACGACGGCGTCACGAAGTAGTAGGCCGACACGACGGTCATCGTCGTACCTAGATAGTTGAAGGTGTTGAGCAGCGTGGCACCGGCGTTGCCGGGGTTGCTGTTCGCCGTCCACGCCTTCGCGCTGGCAATGCTCGACGACGGACTACCCGGCACCGACGCGCCGATCGTGGGCGGGCTCGCCATGATCGAAGGGAACGCCAGCGAGCGGACCGGATACATCTCTCGCTGCGAGAGTCTTCCGGCATAAGTGCTCGACAGCCCAACGAGCGAGCTGTAGGCGTTGACCCCGTCACCGATCTTGATTTCGCCGGTGTCTGTTGCGTACGCCACCAGGCCGGCCCCGACCACGGGGTTCTGCTTGGCGAGGTTGGCCGCGGTGTCGACGAACCGTGCCGGGACGATCGCGCCAGATGCTGTGAAACGGGCGCGTTCGTCCTCGGTGAGGGTCGACAAGGTGACCGGGTCGCCCGCCTCGTACTGGCGGGAGCGGGCCGGGACCGACCTGGTGGCGTAGTAGGACGGCATCGGATCAGGCAGCCACTACCGTGGCGGCGTCGTCGAGGGCCACGTAGAGCAGGGTCCACTTGACGGAGCCGGTGTTGGTCGCTGACGTGGTGATGCCGAGGGTGCCGATCGGGACGACGACGCCGTTACGGGGCATGACGGTGGCCCCCGCGTTGGAGGCGACGGCGGCATCGGAGAACAGGCCGGTGATCCCGATGAGGGTTCCGACCTCCTTGGAGGTCACGGCCACGTTGGCGGCGACATCCACGGCGGTGCCCGTGGTGGGAGTGGCTGTCACCTTGAGGTTGGTGGCGGTGCCCGAGCAGACGACGGTCACCTCACCCACGAGACCGGTGACGAGGATCCGGCCACCACTGACGGTGAACAGGGCGCCGTAGGCGGTGGCGGGCAGGACGGCGGTGGCGCGCTCCACCTTGATGCCGTACTGGATCTGACGTACCTGGGCGCTGTTGATGATCGCGGTCATGGTTCAGCCCCTTTACGCGCTCAGTGCGGCGCGGAGGTTGGCCGGCTTGCGCTGGACCTCCAGGTCGCGGGGGAAGTAGAGCAGGCCGCCGAGCTGGGCGTTGCCGCCGACGTCGGCGACGCTCACGGACAGGTGCGTGAAGCCGTCGGACAGCTTCGCGGCGTCGATCTCGAGGACGACGATGGCGGCCGAGGCTGCCAGGCCGGTGAGGGTGACGGTCGCGGCGAGGGTCTGGGCGGTGCGGGTCCAGGTCTCGGTGCCGACCAGGCCGGGCGTGGTCGCCGACTTGATGTAGTAGTGGTCGATGGCGGCCAGGTTCTGGCTGGTGCCCGCGGACTGGGCGTTGTGCTCCTGGACGGTGAGAACCGGGTCGTCACCGCCGGTGCCGATCGCCTTGAAGAAGACGACGGTCAGGCCGGAGGCGCGGCGCAGGGACACGCGCTTGCCGGTGTTGGCGCCGGTCTGCAGGTCGACGGGCTGGAATCCGACGCTCACGTCGAAAAGGCGTCCGAGTGCTTCCATTTCAGTTGACTCATTTCTCGGGCAGGGGTGTCACTGCCTGCCCGTTGAGGCGGCCCGGGGGGTTGAGTGCCCGGGCCGCCCTACGGCGCGTCTGACAGGTGTCAGCGCGTGGCGAGCTGGACGAACGGAGAGAGCGTGTTGGAGCTGTTCTGCGGCGTAATGGCCGACTGCAGCCACGGGCGCCCGTCGACGCGCTCGATGATGCGGTAGGCCGTCTGGTCGTTCGCGAACTTGTAGTGCGGGGTGGACATGGCCGACATGACCTGCCGGTCACCGATCAGGTAGTACCCGAAGTCGACGAACGAGATGTCACCCTGGGTGCCGAGCGCGCCGGTGGCCTTCTCGGTGAAGATGACGGGGCGGCCGAGGATGGTCATGGGCGGACCGGCGACACCGTTGTTGAGCCAGATGGCCGAGCCGCCGGTGCCGACGGACAGGGCCATCGTCGCCAGCTCCGGGAAGGTGTCGATCGAGGCGACCCAGACGGCGCGGCCCAGGCTGGACGGCAGCATCCGCGCGAACATTTTGACAATGTTCTCCCACACGATCGTGGCGGCCGGCTGACCGGCTTCGGCGGTGACGGCGATCATCGCGGAGTTGGAGGTGGTCAGGCAGCCGAGAGGCTCGCCGACACCGCTGCCCTTGAGGAAGGCGATGTCCTCGTACCAGGACAGGGCTTCGGGGAACAGCTGGTCGATGAAGGCTTGGAAGCTGACCTGCGAGTCGGCGATCAGCTCGTTGGGAAGCTCGGTGTAGGCGGTGAGCTTCTTGGCGTCCAGGACGATCCGGCCGAAGCTGGCGGACGACGCGGTCAGCGCCGCGCCTTCCTCGGTCCAGTAGCCGACGATGCCGCCGAACACGGACGAGGCGTTGGAGGTGGCGTCGACTGCCGGGAACGGCACTCGCAGGGTCTCCATGGGGATGACGCGGGCGCGGGAGCGCACGACCGCGGTCTCCAGGGCGACGCGGAGCAGCTCGCTGCGCAGGGTCTCGGGGATCAGGTAGCCACCCTCGGAGGGGACGGTGGAGGAGAACGCGTTGCGCAGGCGGGTCATCTTCGCCTGGCGGTCGGCGGTGTTCTGGCCGTTGTGCCAGATGGTCTTGAAGTAGTCGGCGCTGTTGTTGAACTCGCGGTCGACTGCGGCGCCCATGGCGGCCGGGTTGTACAGGGTGTTGGTGGGCGCGAACGCCTGCGAGGTGGTGACGGCGCGGGGGGTCAGGTTCGGCCGAGCGACGGCGCCGTCCTGCTCGGCGTTCTTCAGGAAGTCGGCGAGGACGATGTCGACCTGGTCCTTGACCTGGCGCTTGATGTCCATGTCGGTCTCGGCGACGGTGCGCGAGTACGCCGTGATCAGTTCGGGCAGCTGGCCGTTGCCGGCGAGCCGGGCGAGGGTCTTGGTGTCGCCGAGCATTGCTTCCAGCTCGGCTGCGCCAGTCGGGATGGTGATCGTTTCTGACATCAGAACCGAGCCTCTCTCGTTGCTCTCTTGATGGTGGAGCCCAGACTCAGGGCGAGCAGGGGCTCGGTGTCCGTGACCGGCTCGTCCGGTACGGGGATGGTGGGGGCGGGGCAGTCGACAGCGCCCATGGTGATGGCGGCGCGGATGGTGCCGGGGTCGAAGATGATCGGCTTGTTGAGTGCGGCCATGAAGGCGGCCGACAGGGACGTCACGGCGTCCTCGTCGAGGTCGGGCTCGGCATCCTCGTCCGGCTCGTCGGCTTCCGGCTCGAGGTCCGGCTCGACAACTTCGTCCGGCTCGTCGGTCTCCGGCTCGGGCTCGTCGTCCACAACCTCATCCACGGCCTGTGCGAACAGCACGGCCGGGCGGTTGGCGTAGGCGGCGAGGTCGAAGCGGGCGGCGACCTTCTCGGCGTCGGCGGCGTCCCGCTCGGGCAGGGCCCGGACCTCGTCGGCGAGGCCGGCGTCGACGGCTTCTTGGGCGGTGTACCAGGTCTCGGCCTTCATCGTCTTGCGCCAGGCGGCGGGGGTGCCGCCTGCCTTGACGGCGTAGACCTCGGCGATGTTGTCGGAGACCATGTCGAGCATGGTGGCGGCCTCGCGCATGTCGGTGGCGTTGCCGATGGCGAAACCGGATGCGTCGTGGATCATCATCTGGGAGTGGGGTCCCATGACGAGGCGGTCGGCGCCCATGACGGCGATGACGGAGGCGATGGAGGCGGCGAGGGCGTCGACCTGGACGGTGACCGTGGCGGGGTGGGAGGCGAGCAGGTTGCCGATGGCGATCCCGTCGAACACGTCGCCGCCGGGGGAGTTGACCCGCACGGTGACGTCTTTCGCGGTGACGGTCCCCAGCTCGGTGGCGAAGGACTGGGCACTGACGCCCCAGAACGAGATTTCGTCGTAGAGGTAAATCTCGGCGGGGCCGTTGTCGCCGGCCTTGTTGTCGATGCGCCAGAAGGGGTCGGAGGTGGGTCGGCTCGGCTCGGAACGTCGCGCCCAGAGGGGTCGCTGCGTCGGCAGAGGCATCCTGGCACCGCTTCCGTCAGGTGGTCCGATGGCGGGAGCGTAGCGCAAGATTCGTCCAATGATCGGATAACAGGATGTCCGGTCATCCGTTCAGTCAGGCACGTCGTCCGGGTTGCCGCGTTCTACCCATTTCGTCCAGTCGGACCCGCCGCGCCAGATCGCGACGACCGTGCCGCGGCAGCGCTCATGCCCCGCACAGTGGATGTACATGCCATTGGGGTAGGTCAGGGCGACCATGCCGGGGTCGTCGCTGTTGCCGACCCACATGCCATCGACGTCCGAGCAGGCCTTACAGGTCGCCTTGTCGTTCTGTTCTTCCGCGTAGAGGGCCGCGACCGGGCCGCCGTAGAACGTGGAGAACCGGCCTTGGTTCTGGGCGACCGAGAGTGCGCCACGCAGGATGCGGTCGGTGTCGGCGCCCGCGAGTCCCCCCAGGTACTCGGCGACCCCGCCCGCCACGTCGTCGGCGAGCGCGCCCGGTGCCCAAGTGCGGGCCGTCTCTGCGATCGCAGACCGCGCGATACCGCCCGCTATCTGGTAGCTGTACAGCTGGGCCAGGGCGGCACGCCGGACCCGGTCACCGGTGGACACGTGCATTCCGTCGATGCCCTGCCGGACCGCGTCATCGACGACCCGTTGTCCTGCCTGCTGGGCGGCGCGGGTCATCGACATTTCCAGCACTTCGGCGCCACGGCCGTGGTGGGCGCGCACTGATTCGAGGGCGAGGATGTCGCCGGCCGCGACCACTTCCCGGACCTGGGCGACCACCTCGGCCTCCATCGCGGCGCGGACGTCGACCCAGAGACCGGACAGGTCAGCCAGTTCGGCCTCGTAGTCCTCCTGGACGAGGCCGACATCTTCGCCGTCGTAGTCCTCCGGCAGGTCGTCGGGTGCGCCGTCCTGCGCGGAGTTGGTCAGTCGGGCTCGGTGGGCTCGGATCCATTCGTCGTCGCTGCCGCAGTCGCACCGGTGACCGCCGCCGTGGCCGTCGCGGGCCTGGCGCCCGCCCAGCATGCGCACCACTCGCAGCAGCGCGGCCGTGGTGTCGTCGGCGGGCTCGCCCGGGGCCGGCGCGGCCGGCAGCGCGGGGGGCGGCGGGGGTTCGGGCTTGGTGTAGGCGAAGTCGGGCAGGTCGGCCCAGGCGAGAACCTCGGTCTTGTCGAAGCCGAGCGGGACGAGGGTGGACACGGCGGTCACCTTCGAGTCCCGCTCGGCGTTCTCCGCGGCTTCGTCGTCGGGCACGGGGCTGTCGTAGTCGAACTCGATCGAGTCGTCGCCGAACAGCGGCAGGAAGTCGTTGTTGAGGGCCTGCTTCCACCGCTCGTAGCGGTTGACGAGCAACCACCGGGCGTAGACGTACTCCCCGGCTTCGGCGTTGGCGCGGTTGATGTCTTCGGTGCCGCCGAGGATGGCGTTGTGGATGCCGTACGCCTGACGGATCTTGTCGTCGGACAGCTTGGACAGGCCGAGGAATTCCATGTCTTTCTGCGTGTACTTGCGTTCGACGTACTTGGCGTTTTCGAGGACGGCGACTCGGTGGGCGTTCGCCACACCCTGGTGCTGCTCGCGCCAGCGGGCCGTCATCTCGTCGAACTCGGTGTCCGACAAGGTGCGCTCCACCTCGATGATGCCGCCCGGCTCGGCGCCGTTCTTGAAGAAGTTGCGGTTGTACTCCGCCGACAGCCGCTCACCTTCCAGGTGGGCGGTCACGGCCTGGACGGGAGCGATCGCGCCGTACGGGTCGAGGGGGGACGGGCGCCGGATGATGATGACGTCGTCCAGGGAGAGTGGGACCTGCTCGCCGTCGGGGCTGGTGTAGACGTAGCCCGCAATGAACTTGGTCGGGTGCGGGACGGGCCGCACCCGGTCGGGGCGGACGTTCCACAGTTCGAGGGGGAGCTTGGACATCGGGTTGCGGCCAACGACGAGGACGGTCAGGCCGGTCAGCTCGAAATGCTGTTGTCCGGCTTCGATCAGCTCGCTCATGGTGGTGAACGGGTTCGGCTTGCGCCAGATCCGCAGGGCCAGGTGGTCGGTCAGTTCGACGCGGTCTTCGGGCTTGCCGGAGCGGGCCTTGCGGTACAGGTGCCAATGCGACTGGGAACAGGAGGTGGCGAGGCGGTCGACGATCGCGAACAGCATGCCGACATTCGTCATGGCGGCCATCTGCGCTTCCGGGTTGGAGCGCACGAGGGAGGCCGCGGACAGGATCGACGTGGACCGTTTCGAGGACTGGGGGACGGGTGAGTCGTTCCGGGGTCGGCTCAAGATCGACGCCATGTGTCTACCTTCCGCGGTCGATCTTCCATCCCAACAGGACGCAGAATAGCCCGCCCAGGATGACGGCGGCGGGTATGTAGACGAGGCTCACCCCCGCGACGGCCCCCGCCATGCCCGCTATGTCGAGAAGGTTCGACATGTGCCCGCGCCAGTCGATCGGCGCCCGCTCCGGCCGGACCCGCTCGGGGGCGGGCGTGTCGGTCATGGCCCGGAACATGGCGAGCGCGTCGGTGCTGCTCCTGGGCAGGCGGGGGCGGCGGGTCACATCATCCTCACGCGCGGCTTGGACCCACCATTGAGGTCGGACACCAGATAGCGGAGCGCGTCCATCCCGTGGTCGTCCTTCTTGAGGGGCTGTTCTTTCGTGGCCTTCCCCGCGCCGGTGTCCCACACGTACCCCATGATCTCCTCGTAGGTCGACATCGGCTTGCGTGCGTCCGCCAACGTCTCGTCCCGCTCGACGCCGATGTCCCGCATGATGAACAAGCGCGGCTTGCCGTCCGGTTGGATCTTCAGCCGCTCCTGCACCAGTTGGATGCCTTCGAGCACCTTCTTGTCGGCCGGTGTCGTCGAGATCCCGACCGACTGGGCGAAGACGGCGCGGTTCTCGGCGTCGTGGTCGGCGAGGACCCGCACCGGGCGCGGCTCCTTCCACACCCCGAACGGGCGGACGATCTTGTTGACCTGGTCGGCGTGCTGGGCGACGGTGCGGCCGGTCATGTACAGCTCGCGGTACAGGTAGGCACGTCCGTCCGGGTCGATCGCCCACGACTGCCACACGAACGGGTTCGTGTAGCCGAAGTCGACCGACCAGTAGCGGGGCCAGGATTCGGGGGGCTCGAACCGGTCGACGAGGTGGACGGCGTCCGACCACTCCTCGTAGATGATGCCTTCCGCGGCCGCCCACTGCCCGTAGCGCAGGCGTGCCTTGCGGACACCGGTGAGGGCGTCCAACTTGGACATGTAGTCGACGCCGCGCGGGGTCAGTTTCCCGTCGTCGTCGAACAGCATGGGGTTGTCCTCGTGCCGACAGTTGATCATCACGAGTTGGCCGGTCTCGGCGCGCTGGCGCAGCCAATGGGTGGGGTGGGACGGGTTGCAGTCGGCGATGAGCTGCTGGTAGGGCATGACGCCGTTACGCAGACGGGTGGTGATGGCCTCCCAGTCGTCGAGGGTCAGCTCCGTGGCTTCTTGGCAGAAGACGAGGTCGTACTCGGCGGACATGATCTTCGTGGCCTTGTCCATGCCGATCACGTGAATGGTCGAGCCGTTGTCGTAGCGGTACTGGGGGGCTTCGGCCGGGCTGCCGCCGTACCAGGACACGGTCTGTCGCTTGATGGCCTCTTTCGCCACGTACTGCCGGAACGTGGCAAGCGCCGTCGAGGCGAGCGAGGTCTGCGTCTTGCGGACGATGACAGCCCGCATGCCCGGGTACTTGAGCGCGGCGAGGTGCATCTTCTCCAGCGCCGCCCGGCTCTTGCCGGTGCCGGCCGGGCCCGCGAGCAGGACCTCCGGCTCGCGCCGGTGCATGATCTCCAAGGCGCTGCCGCGGGGGGCGTAGACGTGGACGGTCATACGGCTTTCACGTCCACCCCGACATAGGTGTAGGTGACCACCTCACCATTGAGGCCGACCTGGACGGGGGCGTTCAGGCCGAGCAGGCGGGCGCGCTGGTCGATGATCCGCAAGACCCGGTCGACGGCCTTCAGGTCGCCGTCCATGGCCTGCTTCCAGACCGCGGCGAGCAACGCGTCGAGGCGCTCCCCTTCCAGGGTCCGCATCTCGTCGACGGCGGGCGGCACGATGTCGCTCAAGGCCCGCTTGATGGCATAGAAGGCGCCTGACTTGTCGGCGTAGTCGAGCGCTTTGGCGATCTCGTCGAACGAGGCGCCCGCCTTGCGTAGCTCAAGTGCCTTCCGCTCCCGCTCGGCGGTCTCGATCCGGTCCCCCGTCATCCGCTTGCGGCCGCCGATCGGGACCGGCGCGTCCTGCGACCTGCTATTGGTCACTGACATGCTCCCGGTGTGCTGGTAGTATCCTAGTAGGCATCTTACTGCCCGACTACGGAGGGACGGGGCCCATGGGTTCGGCCATCAGTGTGGCGCCGGTCGCCATTCTTCTTTTCGCGCTTTCGGTCGGCATGGTCGTCGGGCTCGCCTCGCACAAGCTGACCTGGACAGAGATCATCCTAGGCGTGTCGTTCGGCCTGCTCCTGGGCTCGCTCGCCGGTGACGGTCTCGCGGCGAACGTGAACGGAGCCATAGCCGATGTCTTCCACGCGACAGGCCACTAGGCGCAAGCCCGCCCGCCGCAACTCGTCCAAGAAGCACGGCAAGTTCAAGGGCTTCCGGGTCGATTTCTGGGCGGCGCTGCGCAAGGCCACCCACACCGACCGGCTCGGCCACCGGCTCGGCATGGCCGTCGGCACCCGCATCCACGCCCGGCGGATGGCCCGCCGTGGCGGGTTCAGTGTGCCGGCCGGGACGCGCTCCACCGTCCGCATGAGGCCACCGCCGCGACCGCGGGCGACGCCGAAGCCGGCCGAGCCGAAACTGAAGCGCGGCGAGCCCCACCCCACGTTCACCCGCACATTCGAGCCGTACCCAGAGGGGTCGGCCTACTACAAGGGAGCGCCCACCATGAGCACGGAGACCCTGCACGAGGCACCAGAGACCGACGTCGAGCACACCACCGCGCTGCAGACCTTGGCGGACCGGGTCCGCTCGGACGCGGATGCGGTCGAGAACTACGTCGACATCTGCACCAACCTGGGCATCGACCCGTCCGCGCTCGGCCCGCTCGAATCGGCAGCGCAGTCGCTCGTCGAAGCGGCGGCGGCACTGGAGGCGTCGGTGGCGGCGTTCAACACCACCTACGAGGGCATCATCGAGACCGTCGAGTCCGGGGTTCGCCTGCCCGGCAGCGAGGGTGGCTTCTTCGACCGGGGTCGGTCATGAGAACCATCCTCATCACCATCGGCCTGACGTTGCTGGCATGGTCGGCCTTGTCGGTGCTGTTCGCGGCGGCCTGGGCCAGATCGCGGCGTGGCCGGTGAAGAGGATCTCTCTCGCCATCAAGGCGCGAGCCTGCGCCGTCCGTGATCGGATGGCCGGGCTCGTGTCGGCGACTGCGCACACTCAGGCCGGGCTCGACGCCATCATGGCGGCGCGCCTCCGGCCAGTGATGCTGCGCATCGACACCAGCCCCGACGTCCTCGTCCGGCTCACGCTGCGCCGGACCTGGTTGCCGTTCGGGGTCACCATCGGCGGGACCTCCCTGGTCGACGTCCTGGCCCCGTCTGGCGGCCATGCCACCGTGTCCGCCATCAATGACGCCCGAGTGTCGGTGGCCGGTGACGTGCTGATCGGCGCCCACCACCACGCTTCGGTGATCGCCAGTATCGGTGCCCGCGTCATCGTCCACGACGCCGCCACCTGCGTCCGTTCCGACTCCACTGTGTCCGCGCACCTGGCATCCGACCGGGCGCTCATCGTCGACAGCTTCCCGGAGGACTAGATGAGCCTCTACGGCCACCACCTGACGAAAGAGGGGGCGGACAACTGCCCCAACTGCGCCAAGAAGAAGGCGAAAGACCCCGTCAAGAAGGCCTTGACCAAGAAGGCCAAGCCGGACCCGCTCGCCGACCTCGCGCACGCCGCGGCCCGGTACGTCGCCGCCCAGCCGGTCGAGCGGGGCAGCGCGGCGGCGCTGGCGGGGACGTGGCTGGCGGGCGCCATGACCGTCCACTCCGACCCGTCGACCTGGGCGCTACTGGCCCTGCCTGTCGGGGGGATCGCCTGGACCATCACCCGCAAGCACGGCGACAAGCAGTGGCGGACCGCAGTCACCGGCATCGCGACCGCACTGCCCGCGTGGTGTGCCGTCACGGCCACTACTCACTCGGCGGGCGGGCGGGTCGGGCTCGCCTACGTCTGCACCGCGGCGGCCGGCTGGATCGCCCTCGTCAGCTCCGACGTGGCGGGCAAGCGCCGCCGGTGGGTCCTCAACCAGCAGACCTGGAGCAAGGAGGCCGCGAAGATCGGCCTCGAAGGTTCGCGCCTGGTGAAGCGGACCGAGCACCGCCTCGGGCACTTGCTGCGCATCGACACCCGCGGCACCGGCCGCCGGGTCAGCGAGATCCTGAAAGGGACCGCACTGCGTGAAGATGTCGCTGCCCGGTACGGGCTGCCGCTGTCACGGGTCCTGGCCGAGCCGGACCGCACCGCCGGGTTCGTCCTGGTCAACATCCGGGTGACGGACCCGTGGGCGGCCGAGGTTCCGTGGCGCCGCGACCTGCCGGCGCGGGGGCGGTCCGTGGTGGGCCCGATCCCGGTCGGTGAAGACCCGGAGACGGGCACGCCGCTGGATCTGACGCTGATGGACGAGGACGGCGGCACCCACGTCCTGGTCGTGTCCGGCACCGGCGGCGGCAAGACAACCCTCATCAACAACGTGCTCGAGCACCTGACGGCATGCGAGGACGCCGAGGTGGTCGCCATCGACGTCACGAAAGGCAAGGACATCCGGGCGTGGTCGCCCGCACTGTCGGCGACCGCGACCGGCCCCGACTCCTGGGACGAGGCGCTCGCCATCCTGCGGGGCGCGAAGAAACTCATCAACGACCGGGCCGCCCGGCTCGGCGCGACCTCCGTCCACCAGCCGACCGCATCCGAACCCGCCTTGATCGTGGTGATCGACGAGGCACAGGCCCTGCTCGGCGAGAACACCCCGCGCGGCAAGGAGGCGAAAGACCTGGTGGCCTACCTGAACGGGAAAGGCCGCTCCGAGGCCGTCGTCACCATCGTGGCGACCCAGCGGGGGGTCCTGTCCCACCTGGGGACCGGCGACATCAAGGCCAACGTCTTCACCCGGGTCCTGCTCGGGGTCAGCTCGAAGGCCGAACAGTCGTTCGTACTGGGCCACGACTGGGAGGCCCTGGGCATCCCGGACATGAGCAAATACGGCGAAGGCTCCAAGGGCTGCGCGCTCGTCGTCGAGCAGGCCGGCGGTTACCGCACGGGCCGCGTCGCCAACTTCTCGGACCTGGCCGAGGTGGCCGCGCTGGCCGCGGAGCGGGGCAGGCCTGACGTGGCCCCGGTGGTGGCCGAGGCCGCATGGGACGACGTGGCCCCCGGTGGCCCCGAGGTGGCCCCGGACGTGGCCGAAGTGGCCTCCGGTGGCCCCGACCTGGCCTTCGAGGCCCCGGCCTTGCCGGTGCCGGCCAACGTGTGGGCCGCCGTCAAGTACGTGCTGTCCGACCAGTTGTCCGCGGGCCGCGCCGAGCTGGCCAACGCCATGCGGCTGGGGCCGAGCCAGGCGGGGGAGCACCTGGCGGCGCTCGTCCGCGCCGATCTGTTGATTCCGGAAGGCAACGGGCCGGCGCGGGTGTACCGCCTGAACGAACACGCAGAGTAGTCGTCCGATCGACCGGTCATCCGACGAATAATCGACCGGTCGATCGGATATCGATGCACTATAGAGAGGGTTTTCCCATGAAGGCACCGGTCGACCGGTCGATCCCGCCGACAGTCACGGAGCGTGACGGTTGGAGCGTGGCCGGCGCGGTCCTGCTCGTCTGTGTGGCATTCGGCGGCAGCTACACCCACGTCGTCGCCACCGTCGAACGGGTCAGCGCGCCCGGCGTCTTGGCCTACGTCATCGCGGCCATGCCCGAGCTGTCGGTGGCCTTGGCCACGCGCGGCCTACTCATCGGGGCCCGCGGGTTCTGGGTGTGGGCCAACCTGGCCACCGCCGGGGCCTTCACCCTCACGGCCAACCTGGGCCTCGGCCACTGGGCCGTCGTGGCCGCGTGGCCGGCGTGGTCGGCCGTGGCCGCGCTCGGCCTGCTCGGGGCCCATGGCCGCAAGGCCGCACCGGTGGCCCCCGTCGTGGCCCCGGCGGCCCCGAGGCCACGCAAGGCCACACCCATGGTGGCCGGGGCCACGCGGCCCACCGTGGCCCCGGATGGCCCCGTGGTGGCCGAGGCCAACGTGGCGACGACGCGGGCCGCGTGGGAGGCCTCGGACCGCACCATGACCGACGAGGCCATCGCGGCCGCGCTCGGCATCAGCAAGGCCGCGGCTCGCTCCCGGCGGCGCGGCTGGGACGGATCCAAGAAGACACCCGCACGGGCTATCGAGGGGGCGCTGCCGTGAGCCGATACATCCCAGGACAGCACCGCCCGACCCTGGAGGATCCCGTGACTATCGACATCACCGACGCCACGCTTGCCAAGCCGACGTGGCACCACAAGTACAGCCTGTCCGGGGATTCCCGCGAGCATGCCGTGCCGTGCCGTTTCTGCCGCGCCAGCGCGTGGAACGTGTGTGGCTATTGCAACGAGGACTGCCCATGCGGGGAGACTGACTGACCATGGACCGTCAAGACAGGATCTTCGCCGCCATCATGATCCCGCTCCTGATCGGGCTGGTCATCCTCGCCGACTACGTCATCCGACTCCGTCTCACCCAGTGCTAGGCCCCGGGCACCGCGTCGTCGGCGCCTGGACCGGCGCAGCTGCCGCCTACGCCTTCCACCTGCCCGCGTGGCAGGTCGGGGCGTCCGCTGCGCTCGCCGTCGTCACCGCGGCCGGCAAGTGCTCGCCTGACGCCGATCAGTCGTGGCTCGGGTTCCTCGGCCACCGGCGCCTCACCCACGAGGTGGCCCTGGCGGGCGCCGTGTGCGCCGCTGCGTGGCTACTGGGCGCGTCCTGGCCCGTGTGGGCGCTCATCGTCGGCTGGTGCTCCCACCTGGCCGCAGACGCCGTGTTCGGCCGTCCTGGCTATGGCAGGGGGCCGGGCGTGCCGGTGTTCGGCCACTACGTCGGCGTCGGGCTCAAGGTGGGGGGCTGGCTCGAACACGCAACGAGCGCGGCCCTTGTGGGCGCGGCGCTGGTCGCGGTGCTGCTGGTCCGCTAACGGCACAGGTCGAACGGCTCCGACTGCCACGTCGCCGGCAGGAACAGCGGACTCACGGGCTCCTCGCGGCCGGTGATCCGCCACGTCACGCACTTGGTGCCCAGCTCGGCGGTCAGCACCACGGTCCGCGACACCACCAGGTCAGGCAGCTGGTTGGAGTAGGTGCGCACCTCGCAGCCCGGCTTGCGCACCGACACCCCGGACCCTGTGTCCAGCGTGGTGCCGGGCGGGTCGATCGACACCCACGACGTCACCCCGTGGACCGCGACCGGGACGTCCCCCTCGTTGCATTTCGTGCCCTGCACCCGCAGCTCTTGCCCGACATGCACGACCGGTTGGCCGTCCTCGCGGTTGAGGACGTGCTGCTCGGGGTAGTTGAGCACCTGTTGGGGGCGCGGGCTAGTCACGATGTAGACCTGCTGAACGATGGCGACGGTGCCGAGCACGACAGCGCCGGCCGCGAGGGTGCGGATGGTCTTCATCCCAAGGGTGTCGATCCTGTCTTGACGACGAGCGCGACGAGCGC